AATGGACACCCACTCAGCGACGAAGGAGTCATCATCGTTGCCGGATGCCTCGACGTGCTACCACCAGACATTCACTTCTGTGGGTACACGGCCGACACTGGCACGCTCGACGACGTGGAAAACTTGGCCATGCTCGTGGTGCCACCGTGCCAGACACCTGCAACATGCTGCGCGCACACACTTCCAGACATCGAGGCCGCAATGTCCAACTTGCTAGACACCCGCAATGACGTGGAGTTCGACGAGGAGGAAAGAGGTTTCTCGCATGAGTTCGCAAAGGAAGTCGCTGCACGCGCACCGTTCGAGTACCTTGGACATGACGAGACGATTGAGCACATGCTCACGAAGAACCCTGGCCGGAAAGACGAGATCATGAAGTTCCTAGTGGACCCATCGACCTGCGTTGACGAGCATAAGATCCTGGCTCAGATGAAACCCGACTCCATCGACGGAGCCGCCGCCAAAGGGAAACTCGTTCGCATGATCATGCCAGAGGAGACGTTCAAACTCTACACCGACACCAGGTTCATGCAGCCATGGTCGGCCGCGATGAAGAGGAGAGGAGACATTTGCACAAAAACCAACAAGCACTGGTACCAACCCGGGAGTTCACCCGAAGACATATCCGCCTCCGTCTGCAAAGCCAACCGAGACTGCAAGAGACGCAAGAACGTGATGAAAGGCACAGATTTCGTGAAGTACGACCTGCACAATTCAAAAAGCACGCGCCTTAGCTTCGAGATCTCCATCGGTCTTGCTTGCATCGACAAGGACAAGCGGAAGATCGTAAGGCGAGCGGTCAGGTCAGAGATCAACATGACCATTAAAGCGAAGCTCAAGGAGAAGAAGAACGACGCCCCAAAACCACGAGACCCCAAACTCAAGAAAGTAAAATCCGGACACATGGTGTGCTCTGGCGCGGCTGACACGACCGGGCTAAACTCATACACGAACGGACTCATCTCATATATCACACTGCGCAAGCTAGGCTACAGCCATGAAGCAGCGTTTGAGATGCTGCTACCTAAATACGGGGACGATGGTTGCGAGGAGTACGCCGACAAGTGGAAAGAGACTGCAGAGAAGCTGGGATTCCGAGTCAAGGTAGACCCACGCAAGTCAAACTTCGACCCATTCATCTTCCTCTCGCGCGCATGGGTCAACCCGATGAACACACTCACGAGTGTGTGCTGCGTCAAGAAAGCATGTGCAAAGCTGTGCACAGTCATCCCCGGAAATAGAGAACCCGAGATCGCACGCCTTCAGAAGGCAGAAGGCTACCTCGTGGCTGATCCCAACACGCCACTCGTCTCGAACTACGCACGTGCAATATTGCGAGTGTACCACACCGAAAACCACACATACCCCGACCCAGACAACGTTCCACCTGGTGTCATATCCGCAGAATTGAGGGAAGTTCTGTGGAAAATCAAAAATGGACCATACCTGTTCGATCCAGACGACCAGGCTGCAGCCT